GCATTAGCAAAAGTAACAATCTTGAGAATCAGACGCTCGCTGATCGTTCCATCCATATACTTGACAGGATAGAAATCAACCATCATATTTGCGTCTTTAGAAGTCAGTTGCATGTCAGTGAGTTGTGCTTATACTAGTGGGACAGTTTAGGAGCTACAGTTCTTCACTCTTATTCATTTTGTTTCAATGTAATAGTGATACTTATCAACCATTCTATCACAACCTTGACAAGTGCAAGCACTCCAAGATAGATGATAAATGCGAGCGATTGTTCCACAATTAGGACAACGAATGTGCTTTCCAGCAACACCCACACGAGTGCTCTTTTTCATCGGAGCAAACTTAATTTGTGTCCAACTTTCAGGCATTTGTAATACGTTCATCATCAGTTAGAAGAAACGTGAGAGACAGTATAACGCTTGTAAGGAACTTGATAGTATTTCAGTTCCTCATCAATGCGATTAACAAGATTGTTCAACTGACGATCGCGTCCACGATTAGACTTAGTTGCACTCAGCTTGCGACGCTCAGTGATAGTAACCACATTGCCATTGGGTTCAATGCGATCCACTTCAATCAAGTAGGTGTTGTTCATACTACTGAGACACTTTACAAGCTACAGTTTCAGATAGGCAAACGTGCTGCTCTATCCTCAATGCGCCTAGTTGCAATCTCAAAGTATTTTGAATCAATCTCATATCCAAGGAATTGTCTATCCTCTTCTCTTGCAATCGCTGGAGTTGTACCTGCACCAGTAAAAGGATCGAGTACAATATCACCGACATTACTCCAGGTTTTGATATGATCTCGTGCTAAAGCTTCAGGGAACATAGCAGGATGCTCATAGGCATAATTGTCACGAGTTGTAAAACCTTTGCCGTTATTGTAACGCCAAATGTTATTTCTAGGACTGTACTCTGGTGTTGGTTTCTGTTTCCTTTCTACCAAATTACCTTCCTTGTCTCTATATGTACCTTTACCCCATGTTGTATGTCCTGCCCACTTATTCTGCTTGTCACAGATTAGATTAGCAGTCTTTGGTTTCTTATTCTTACTGAAGACAAACATATACTCAAATATCTGCGAATACCGATTGCCATCCCTACGCGAAGGAAATGCACAACCATTCTTCTCATATATCATCGTATCATGCAGCAAGAAACCTAACTCTCCAAAGTGCAAAGCTTGGCGGAAAGATGACATACTCTCTCCACCTTTTATCACTGCATCGCCTATCACCCAGACAACAACTCCGCCTGGTTTGATAACACGATACAACTCAGCTGCAACTTCTTGGAATACATTGAAATCCCATTTGCTGCTATCATTGTATGTCCTCAAGTCATCATATGGAGGTGAAGTTACACACAAATCAATGCAATTCTCTGGTAGTTTCTGCATACCAGAGATGCAACTTTCATTGTAGATAACATTCGTTTCCATGGTTTCAATCATACTTAACTTCTATTATATCACCTCAATCAAACAAGAACAAGAGAGGGAGCAGGAGTTTTCACAAAGGCAACATTTACACGATTCTGCTTAATCTTACCGTACACACATGCTTCCACACAATCATCATAACGGTCGGCAGTAAATTGTAGAGTGGTGCGGGAATTGTTGTTGCTGTGCTCACCAACGCTATTCACAGTTGTGCTCTCAAATACACACACATTGATAACACTAATGAACTCACCAGATGCAATAATCTCATTCAAGCTTTTATCCCAATGGCAATCCCAAAGCACCTGAATCAGATTCATTTTACCCTTCTCTTTAGGAGAATGTGTTGCACCTTGAATGAACTTACCACGCCCAGTTTTCAATTCCCAGTAAATATCTTTCCCCTCATAATTCTCAACCATATCACCAGCAGAAGAGAATTGGGGTTTCACGTTGTAACCCAGCGATTGAAGCTTGAAGGGCAGATACAACTCAAAAATCTTGCCGAAGGTAACACCCAAATCAACAGCAAATTCACTCTTAACCTCACCCCAGTAAGTATCAACCAACTCGGTAAGAGTAAGATGAGCACCAACCTTCTTCCAGAAGTTGATGATACGATCTTGCAGAAGTTCAGCGTTCAAATCTTCAATGATTTCAACGATATTCTCTTCAAAGATTGCTTTAACGTTGCTCATGGTTGGTTGTGCTCTTATACTATGGGGACACTTTGCAAGCTACAGTTAGTTGAACTTAGCAGTTACTCCTATAACTTTAGCATTTGGATTTCGTGCTAGTGCTACTTGTCTTGCTTCTTGGTAGTCTTTCGCATATACTTCCTCGGTGAAGACTTTACCAGCAACGAATAACTTAACTTCGCATTTCATGTCCAAGCACTCATAAACTCATCTATGCTGAAGATGTCATCCGTTGATGTTTCTTCAATCAATTCATCATAACTCATTTCTTTCAACATTTCAAGGTATTCTTCAGGAGTTGCATCATTGTCTGGATCGAAATCATCATGACACAGAAACACATACTCATTGTAAAGTGCGTCGATTAGTTGTTCCTTACTTGGCATACAATCAACCTCCGAACATTTCATCGAAAAGGGGCGTTTCTTGGAATTGTATCATTTCGCGCATAGCGACAAGATGTTGAATTTGTGCGTTCATAGCATCAATCTGACGCTGCAACTTTTCTTTCTTGAAGTTAATCTCCATGATAGAGCGGTTAATCTCAACCCTATCCATTTGTGCGTTAGTGCTGTTCATACTACTGGGACACTTTACAAGCTACAGTAAGCATTACCATGCTTTCTCCATGATAAAGTTTGCACGGGAAAACTCATACCTATCAACTACCTTGAACATGCCAAATTGATTGGTGATAACATAACCTTCGTGCAGGGTAACTTCTTCACCAATCAGACAACCAATATCATCGGTTTCTTGAATGAAGCAGAACAAATCATCCTTGATAGATGCAACCAACTTCCACAATCTCAGGACATTCACATCACAATCACATTTTTCTGCAATTTCATCCTCGTCAACCTCATAACCTTCACGGATGCACTCATTGATTGCTTTTTTGATTTCTGTTGCTTTGCGTTCAGACACAAACTCACATAGCATTGCCATTTGCTTGGCAAACTTACACGCATCACCCAAATCTTCCCGATAAGGATGCAGTTCTACCTCAGGTTGAACAAACAAGCACTTTTTAGTGCTGATGAGTTTGCTAGTCAGCGGAGCAGCAGAAACCTCACGCAAGTCATTACCACCACCATAAACAGTGTGGGGAGCAATGATACAATCTTGATTGATAATATCTTGGAAGACATAGGTAATCGTATTGGGACGATAGGTATCACTACCACCATACCCAATCCAGTCACCCTGAATGATAGATTTCGTGCGAGGGAGACAATCAAAAGCAGTGTGAAGGATTCGTGCTACTTTACCCTCATAGAACGCATCAATTTCTTCATGATTGTGTGCAATACGAATCTTTACCTTGTTGAACACAGCTTTGGTGCCAACAAAGAACTTATTGTTTGCAGGATTAGTTCCCCACACAATAGCAGGAGCACCATCAATCTTAGTGCTGATAATGCTATCTTGCTCAGCAAACCAATCCAGAACGGACATATCGCCAGTCAGGATAGAATCTTCAGGGTGTTCGATATGCTTGTTCTGCATTGCTTTGGTTGCCATCATACTACTGGGACACTTTACGGGCTACAGTTGTTAAAAAAAAGAGGGGATAAACCCCTCACTCAGTCACATTGTTGTAAGTTGTTTTCACTTTATCAGCAAGTGCAGTTCGTTGTTCTGGAGTCATCAGATTATTGCGGGAGAAGTTAATCAAAGTAACTAAACCCACAAGTTCCATAACACCATTGAAAACAGGAATTGCATCAACAACTGCAACAACTTCATGGATTAGAAGTTGTGCAACAATCACGACAAACAGAATAGCAGTTGAGATTCCAATGTTTTTGAGAAGTTCATTAGAAACATTCTCATTCACGAAAGTCTTAACCTGTGCGATTTTGTCTTGCATTTGTGATAAATTGTGGAACGTGGTTGTCCCTTACACTACAGGGACACTTTAGGAGCTACAGTTGCGATTAGCGACGAATCTCTGAGATTGCAGGTTGTCCCTGATTAAAGACAACATCAACAACTGCCTGAACTTTGCGAGCGGTAGAAATACCAACGCTGTCATAAGTTGGCACACAAACCAAACCAAACGTCTTAGACTTGTCACCCAAACGAATAACACGTCCAATAGATTGACTGATGCCAATGTAGTCCATGTTACGCATGAAGATAACAGCTTCCAGTCCATTGACGTTGATACCCTCAGACAGAATACTGTGGTGAATCACAACAAACTTCTTAGAAGAATCTTTACCCCATGCATTGAGAGTCTCAAAGAATTGCTCACGATTGACTTTCTTACCATCAATGATTGCACCAGTCTTGGATGTAATTGTCATCCACGAATAACCACGCTGAGCAAGTTCAACACAGAAATTAGATTGAGAAATAAGTCCAACAATCTGCTTGGTGGTGCGAGCACAAATCAGAGTCTTGCTGATACCATTCTCATCAATAGTCTCCAGCAGATTGTCGCAATCCTCTGCAAATACAACCTTCCTACCTTTAACCATAGGCAAAGACTTGACTACAACTTTAGGAGGAAGAATGAACCCACCTTCTACAAGCTCAGGAGCAGGAACATTGCACAGAACCTGTCCATAAACCTCAGGCAGATTCATTCCTGGTTTCGACACCGTAAGAGAATGTTTCGGAGTCGCAGTAAAGAAATAAGCACGATCAGCAGCAGCACTGAAGTGCTCAGTAGCAGGAAAGAAGTTGCGCTTAACACTATTGTGTGCCTCATCAAAGTAAATGTTGTTCACCTCAATATCTGCTTGCTGAATACGCTCAAGAGAATTGTAGGTGGTGAAGATGATAACATTCTCACCAGCTGCACGAGCAGTGTTAGCAAACAGATGAATCTGTTCGGGTTTGGTAGAAGAATAGTGATGCGTTTCACCACTATGAACGTGCATCACATGAGTGTGAGTAGTATTAAGAATCTCCAGAAACTCACTGCACAGTTGTTCTGCAAGCAGAATACGAGGAGCAACAACAACAGAAGTTGTGCCAACAGGGATAGCGTGTTGATGGATAAGATCCTGAATCATACAGATAGTCTTTCCGCCACCAGTAGGAACAATGATTTGTCCCTTATCATAGGCAAGCATCCTATCAACAATACGCTTTTGATGT